ACGACTCATAAATCTACCCTTAATCGTGTATTGGATGATAGTTGCGGATTTTAGGATATTATTACATTTATTGTTCCAACTTTAAAAGGTAATCCATATTAGTCCAGCCGCCATTAGCCTTTATGCTAATTATTTTCTTTTCTAACAAGTTTTTTGGAATTGCATCGTTCAAAACTCCATAGCGGTATTCGTATTTTTCATAATCCAACCAACTCACGTTTGGACTATAAATTTCAAACTTACCCCATTCTCCTTTTCTTTCAATGAGAACTAAGTTTATGAACTCACCAACTGTATGAGGTCTATCCAGTTTTACATCGTAATAAGCTGAACAGTCTCCAGACTCTTCTGAGGTTTGTATAAAGCGTATCATATTCTAAAGTTTAATGTCCAAATATTCCTGAAACGTCTTTGGGTTTCATAATTCTACCGAGAAGTTCTCCCAGCACATAGTAGCGTGCAGCGTCAATACCGTGGTTATCGTGGTCTTCCGGCTCGTTGATGTAGTTTCCATCCTTATCTTTTGCCCAGACATAATTTCTGAACTCCCTTTGCAGGTTATAAGAACGCTTGGTAATGAATATTTCCATTCCCTGCATCTTGTCAATACCGGCATTGACAGAACCTTGCCCTTTCTCTACCGCGTATATTTTAATCCCTCCGTTATGAATCTCCTGGATGAGTCGCGGGTCCGCACTGTCGGCAATCACTCTCAAATTCCACGGGCGTAGCGTCTTTATAATATCCCCAGAAAGTAATCCAGTTCTATAATCCACTTCATCCAGATAAAGCGCATTGTCAATGATTCCACACCGGATAGAAGCCGATGGGTCATTGGTATAACCAAAGTCCTGTCCAATAGCCACTTTCTTGCACCACATGGGGAACTCGTCCACAATACCCCATTTCTTGAACACGGCACCTTCGGCCACGTCCGCCCATCGACCGATAACCACATGAGCGTACTTCTCCGGATTCTTCTCTTTCATTTCCTTGACTTCTCTCAGGAACTCAGGAGAAAGGTTCTCTATATTGTCGAAGTAAGTCGTATGGATATGAAGTACATTCGGATGGGTGGAAATTTGCACCTGAACGCCGTCAATCTCCACCAGCCGGTGAGTATTCTCTATGTATTTCTTGTAGATGAAGTGGTTCGAATCACATGGATTCATGATAATGATAATCCGGTTCTGAATTCCCTTCTTACGGATGGAGAGCATAATCTTGTCAAACTCTTCCTCACTGGTCCATTCCTCTGCTTCATCACAGACAAAGGTGGTGATACCCTGAATAGATTTTAGTTTAGCGGTCTGATTCCCGGAAGAAGTCTTGATACCACGGAACATGATACGACTGCCGGTCATCCGGTTTACAATATCGGTTTTGGTGGTCTTGAAATACTTCGTTGTTCCATCCAAATCTATCTTTTCCATCATCTCTGGAATGATAGACATCCCGGCAGATACCATCGTATAACGGGTGTATAGAATCTGGTGGACTATCTTCTCTGTGGGAGTCATTTCGAATGTCAGACGCTCAATGAAGGTAGAAGCGTTGAAAGACTTCCCCGATCCACGGCCACCGGTGATAAGGATGATAAATTTCTCGCTGTCGGTATATAGCGGATGATATATTGCTTGGGGTACAATCATTTCAGTTTGTCTTTAATCCATGAGTCAATAGAAATTCCGTGGTCAATATCCTTTGGAATATCTGCATCTTCGTCTTCTCGGTCTCCAAAATCTTCTTTTCTTCCTAATGTGGAAAGTAAATAGCGAATCATATACCCATCTGGACGTTCACGCCATCCGATAAAGTTCCCATTTTCATCTTTCTCAGGGATACCAAGCGCAAGTACACGTGCAGATACAAGGCATTCATCTACCAGAGAACCTCTTTCGTCGGTGATAGCATCTTTGAACTGGCAGTCTGTTCTGGCCCAATCATACACGGTTTTTCGGGTTACATTGAATACAGCAGCAACTTTAGAGAGATTTCCACCTGTTTTATGAAGGACCTCTCTGAATTTCGATATGTCTGGCTTCTTTCCCATGCGCGCGTATCTGTTTATTTTGATTACTCAATCAATTTCAAAACCTCTTCTCCTTTGGCAAATTTTTCATCCGTACTGATACCCAACAAATCACAAAAATCTGATTTTGTCTCAAAAGAAGAAAATGAAAGTATTATATAAGCATCTTCATCCTGCCTGTGCTGAAATGCAGATTCTTTTACTTGTTGCTTTACCGCTTTCATGTGTTCTTTCTTCTCTTCATATGGCAGTGCAGCATCTTCAGGAATAGGATTTTTTATACTATCGAAGTCTGTTGGCAATAACAAGTCATCTAATGACTCTGATAAGGAATTGGCATCAACTTCACTTATCGCAAGTATATCATTCAACTCATCAGGACTCAACCCGACTTCGGAATAGTCTATATCAGGCAAATAACTCGCGAGCAAATCTAAATCAGGCTTGGTGTTTCCTACTGCCATATAAGTAAGCTGTTCCTTTTCTTTTTTTTCGTCAAGGTTCACAACCTCCACTTTTACCTTATAGTCTGTATCAGAAGTACCATCGTATTTGTAATACATATCCATAGCCTTGATACGCCTGTGCCCATCTATTAGGTTTCCGCTTAATTCATTCCATACAATACCACCAAGAAAACCGACTTTTTGCAGGTTTTTCTTTTGCAGTCTAATACGTTCATCCGAATGCCTCTTAGGGTTTATCGGATTCAGATTTATCTGCGAACGTTTTATTATTCTTGTCTCACTTTGTTTCAGTTCCTTCATAATCATGCTCAAACAACAATCGTTCTACCATAGGGTATTCCTCTATAATCTTTTTCAAGTCTGCCGGGAAATTACTTCTGAGCCACAAAAGATAGTTCATATCGCTTATATTCGTTCCTGCCGACTGGCTGTTACCGTATTTCTCCGGCTTTATAAGACTTTTCTTTTCGATATAGTTCAGAATATCAACATTCTTGTAAGCTGATAGGGGATAACATTTCTTTTGCGCTTCATTGATAGCTTCATCTTTGTACGTCCTTAGCATCAACCGTCTGTTCATTGAGTCGGATTGTTTGAACCCGAAAAATGCCCAGTCTATATGATATTTTTCTCTGACTATCTCTGTAAGCTGCGCCATACTGTACTGCCTCTGCTTTTCGTTCTTTATACAACCCATGTAACCACTCTTACGATATGAATATACCGCAAAGTGAGGCACTTGTATGAACTTCACATTACCATATTTCTTGCAGGTGTAGTTGATGTATCTGTTAATATGCTGCAAGTCCTTGACTACATACATGTAAACACATACTATCTCTTTGAAATAGGGGTGCATAAGATCTAAAAGGGCTATACTGTCCTTACCCGATGCTGAGTGAAACAATATAACCCTATCTGTCAGCTCTGAGACTTGTTTAATTATGCTTATAGCCTTCTTCATGATTAAACAACTCTACCGCCAACTGCTCTGTTGATTCTCGCTCTCTGAGCAGCGTTTGTGCCCATTGATTGAAAACGTCCAGCTTCATAATCAGCTCTTGTTCGGTACGTTCTACCGTCTGAAGCTGTTGCATAAACTTCTGCCATAATCACTTTTTTTAAGTTACACAATCTTTTACCTATATGCAGACAAAGCCGCATAAAGCGGCTTGACCTTTTTTATTTCAATCCATCATGATTGATTATTTCACAAATATGCAAGTAGTAGAATAACGGCGTTTCTTCGGGTGGATTCTTCTTGAACTCTTCTAACTGCTCATCAAACTCATGAAAGCCAAATTCTTCTTGCATGAACTTTATACCTTCTTCAGTAACCTCGCCAATACCGATTTCATCTATCGCCACATCAAGAAACCACGGGGCACCTGTGCTATAAAAATGAATTGCTTCTATATCAGTACGCAGAATAGGCTGGCACTCATTTTCACGTCCTTCTTTTCTCAATCTCTCGTTTTCTTCAAGTTGCTTGAAATTTGTAAACATCTTTTCGTATTTAGAACTTAGCTTACGAGCTTCTATAACTTTCTTGCCATTGAGAATATCCAAAGCATTAGCCTTCGTCATTATCAGCGAGTAGGCTTCTACTTCTTGGCCATTATATTTGATTGTTTTCATTTGATTATTAATATTTTACTATTCAAAAATAGTATATACTTACCTCAAAACAGAATAAATTGCTAGTACATACGAAACAATATGCCAATTGTTTCATTTTATACACACGCCAACTTAATGACGTGTGTATGAACGGTTTTTAAGCTGCCGATTTACTGTTTACTAAATCAAGTATAAACTTTCTACCAAGTTGCGTCCAACACAAGTATTGCTTTGCAACCTGCATACCAGTGGTATCACTTGTATAGGTGTGTGTCCTGTACTTGTCATAACCTAATCCCCTGTATTTGGCATAAAGCATGTAAACCCCATTCTGGTTGTACAATACGCCTAAATCTTTTAATATCTTGTACAGCTTTTTGGCACTCATGCCAAGTTCGTTGGCTATAATATTTGTCGTTATCAATCCCTCGCTTTGAAGAACATTGTCGAAGTAGGCAGCTTTTGGAGCCATCAGTCTGTTCTGTTCTTCTACCAGATTCTTTTCGGTTTCAAGTACAGATATTCGTTCTTTCTGCCTTTCGATGGTTGAGTTTGCTAATAGGATGGCTTTTGCCATGATTTCTTCTGGCGTATCATCCGATTTGACTGCCATATAACCGCCTTTAGTTCGGATTTCTTTCAGTATGGCTTTTACGCCTTTCTTGAACTGTTTGGCTATTGGCTTGCGGCTTTGCATCAGGACCTCATATAAACCGCTCTCTGTCAGCATCCAGACTTGACGGTTCTGACCTGACCGGAATAATGTTCCGACCAGCCTTTCATCTTCGTCTACTGTATTTACGAGTTTATTAAGGCTGCTTACATCGTATTCAATCCACTCTGCTACATCTTTAGCAAGAAACAACGGATTCTCTGCATTGCCGTAAACGGTAAGTTCTTTACCTAATAAAGTTGTTCTCTGTAAAACCTGTATCTCATTCATATTTTTTGAATTTAAGTTACCAATCTGACTCTTTACACACTCTGTCAATTCTTTATTGTTTGCGAAATACATCAAAGCTATCCCGATTTCTAGATACTGGCCGAAATACATGATTTCTCTTAGTTTCAATCCGTTTTCGGCTGCATACGTTTTTATTTGCAACATGTTCTTTGATTTCCATTCGCTTATGCTTATCCCGACATCAGAATTAAGCCCCTTGCAAGAAATATATATCCTGCCATTGTAGGTACAATAAGAAATTTGCTTATCTTTGTACCGTATGAATTGGGATTCATTTATGGTTTCTTTGTTCATACGCTGTAAAACCTGAATTAAACATATCCTCATTGATGGCCGGTCAATTCATCAATGAGGATTTTATTTTGACCGTAGTAGCAAGCTGGGATTTGAACCCATGCACACCTGAATGTCTTGCCTTGACCTGTCACGCCTGACATATAAAAAGGCAAATCTTAAAAGAGGTCTAAAGTGGCAGTTTACCCCTTGAAAGAAATGCCTTGAATATCTTTGCAGCGCAACTGCCACGAAGCGCATTTCATTCTATGGCAAAATTACCAACCGCCAAATGTTTATCCTAAAAATTGCCGTAATCAGAACAAACATTTGGCTGATTGTTTCAAAATAATCGTGTGAGGGATTTACATTGCAGTTTTCATCATGTTTGGATTAAAGCCTTGCATAAGATTACCTTCGCAGTCAAAAAAGGTGTCTTCTCGTAGCAGACTACCAATAAGTTCATTTGCAAGCCTAAATATCGGGTAAACTTCATCATTAGAGTCTATCATGCCATCTTTACAACATTTCTTTTCACTCAGAGAACGCAACAGCCAAAGTGTTTTCATGTAATACTGGTATTTTTCGGGGTTGTTGAACATTCGTTTTAATAACATAATGTTTGATTCAGTTATTACTGTTTCTTGTTTGTTAGTAAATGTTATCTTGTGCAATTCAGGATTAAAGTCTATAATTCTCATAAGTCATATTCTTTTAAATGTTAATACTAAGCTATCTTTATAAGGTTGCATTTTTTGAAACAACGCCATTCTTCTTTTTCACAATCGAAATACACCTGGCAGTTATCTGCTGTTTTCTTTGTACCCTTTGTCTCTGGTATTCTGCCACTCATTAAAGTACCGAAAGCCTGACGCAGTGTGCCGTCTGTTTTCTTGAAATAGAACTCAACCACCTTCTTATGAAGCAATGCACGAAGTTTGATATTAGTCCAAGCGCATTTCAATGCTTCACTCATTGAATAACCGTTCTTGCGTACAAATGACCAAGCAAGGTTCATAATCTCTTTTAATAGGTTTCTCTTTTCTGTTGCCATAGTTCTTATATTTATTAGTTCTTTAAATGCTGTTTAAATTTTATGCTGCAAATATAATTGATATTTAAATTATAGAACAAGCTTTCATAGTTAATAAAATCTAAATATAAAATTGATATTTAAATTATTTGCTTATTATTTAAATAGTAGATATTTTTGTGCTATAAAACTAAATTTAAATGAGAATTAAAGAATTGTTGCGAGAAAAAGGAATTACCGCAAAAGAACTGGCTTCTAAAATCGGTATGACTGAAACTGGGTTAAGTATCGCTATGGGAGATAATGGAAACCCACCATTAAAGAGATTAGAACAGATTGCCACCGCTTTAGGTGTGCCAGTAACAGAACTCTTTGATAAACCCAAAGAGGGAGTTATACACTGTCCTCACTGCGGTAAGGAGATAAAATTGAATCCGAATGTTTAATTTTAAATTTAGAATTATGAGAAAAATACTATTTATTTTATTGCCCACGTTTTTACTTGTGGGCTGTAAATCTCGCGAAGAAAAGGTAGCAGAACTTATAAAACAAGAAATGTTCAAAACCCTTTATGATTTTGAGAGTTATGAACCTGTTGAAACTAAAATAGATAGTGCATTTACATCTATATATACAGATTCAGTAATCAAATCTTATGCTTATATAGCACGCTCATTTCTCGATGACGTACAAGAAGGACTTGATAAAGTAAAAGATGCGCAAAGAACAGCAGAAATATGGAGAGATAGCTATTCATCTTATGGGAGGGGCAAGTATGAAGAAGCATACAATGAAATGAGAGAACATTTAGATGAAGTTAAATCAAAAATGAGTATTGTAAATGGTTATACAGATTCAATAAGAAATGCTTCTGTTGGCTTTAAACCTGAATTTTGCGGATGGAGGGTTAAACATAGATTTAGATGTAAAACCAAAGGTGGTAATTTTGATTTAGGCGATTATATTTATATTGTTGATAAAAGAGTAACTAAAATTATATATAAAGAAGACCCTGATGATGAATATACTAAAAAAGTAAATGGGTTAATTGAAGAAGCTGTTAGTTCAAAAAATGAACAGGAAGAAACTGATAGTGTTAGTGGTGCAACATCAAATATTTAAACACGATTATTCCAGCCCCGTTCCTTATGGTTCGGGGCTTTATCCTCTAAGAATCAAAATAGAGAAAGGAAAATAACCATGACAACAAACGAAATAGACAAATTAAGCCTTGAAAAAGCCCATGCCTTATTTGAAACAGGTGATATAGATAAAATTGGAGTAGGAACGGTGAAAGGATTGTGCGAGATTCACCGCTACTTGTTCGATGGCTTGTATGACTTTGCCGGAAAGGTACGTACATTGAACATCGCCAAAGGAAACTTCCGTTTTGCCAACTGCTTGTATCTTGATGCAATTCTCCCGGTTATAGAGAAGATGCCGGAAACGACATTTGATGAAATCATTGCCAAATATGTGGAAATGAATATCGCCCATCCATTTATGGAAGGCAACGGGCGAGCCACCCGTATTTGGCTGGATATGATATTGAAAAAACGTCTGAAAAAAGTAATAGACTGGCGCAATGTGGATAAAAACCTGTATCTACAAGCTATGGAACGCAGCCCTATAAATGATTTGGAACTCCGGGTATTGTTGCAACAGGCATTAACAGACCAAGTAGATGACCGTGAAGTAATATTCAAGGGGATTACTCAATCTTACTATTATGAGGGATATGAAGCATAAAACTAAAGCCGGAAGCATAACGCTCCGGCTTTTCTACTTTTGTAATATTTTATCCAGCATTAGCAAAGACCTTTGGATAGTTCCTTTTCTGGTATTGAATTCTCAGATACCCAATAAGGCTTTCATAGTCGGTCAAGAAACCTTCATTGACCAAATCAGCAATCTTCTTTTCAAGCTGCCACAATTCACGTTGTTTTTGTTCCTCACCATGCTTATTACGTAGCATCTTTTCATGACTGTTGAAGATAACCCAGTTCAAGGCTTCACCGACCTTCTGCATGGCTTTAGGCATAAAGTCTTTGGGAACGATTTTCATGATGGCAGAAGAGAGTTCCCTATAAGCGTCCCCAGCATCATTCCGGTAACGAATCATTTGGTCAGAAACGAATTTGATTACATCATATTTGAATGACGCATTTAGCCACATAGCCAAATCAATGAACAATACAGGATGAACCCAGGTTCCACCGCATTTACCGCGTGAACTTAAATAGGGAGAATTTTGCCCATTTAGATTTTCTTTTTCAACGATGGTAGCGATTAATTCCTTGGTTGATTCATTTTCAAAGTATTTCTTCAATTCTTTGTTTGAGGAGTTTCGTTCGTTCCATAACTTTACAAGCCTGGTAGCATTGAAATAGCCGTCAACAGTGCGTTGAATAACTTCTAAATTCCCCATTTGCCTTACCATTTCTTGATTTGTTTTCATGTCTCAGTGAATCTTAGATTAAAAAATTACCCCACCAAAGGCAAGCTCCTCACTTCTTACCGATGGCAGGGTTTATACTTTTCAGCCGTGAGGATAGCTGTTATTATCTCTTTGAGACAAAGTTACCAACATGGTGATTTTTAGCCTAAGATTGCTTAAACCAAGAACAAACAATTGGCAATATGTTTCATAAAAATACCCCGAGCCATTCGGAACGGGGTTACTTGATTAGTCCTTTGGATTTCAATCTTTCTACGATTTGGCAGTAAAGGTACTCTATATCCTGCCGGAAATCCTTATACTGCTGGTAGATAAAGGAAACATCAGCGATATTGTTTGATATTACACACGGAGAAACATCCGGGAACACGCCGGAAATTTCTGCTCGGATACCGTTCGGCAGCCGTCCGCCGGCAAGCACACTAGGGGCGAACAAGAACAACACAATGAAGAGGAACTTCTTTCGCTGGGTAACACTTTCCGGATTGGGCGGACAATCTGCCCCGGAAAGTATCTTCCTGAACCACTCATAAATCTCCGGGATAAGTGATAAATCTGTAAGGATGGGAGAGGAGAGTTCATGTTCTCTTTCTGAAAGTCTTGATTTTTGTTCACGAATAGCCTTTAGCTCCACGATTGATGAAAATTCTTTTGTCATAGCACGATTTATTTAGTTGGAAATTCTTATATTTGCATCATTAATCGTGTGGGGGAGTTGGCTTCTAATCGTGTGGGCTGGCTCCCTTTTTGTTTTATGCCAGATGATATGCGTTCAGGATGGCGAAAGCGTACACAATAACCGTAACCAGACTGTCCAGGAACACCGCCCATGCTCCCAGCTTTTGAGTCTGACTGAAACTCATGGCCAAGACAATGAGGAAACATACCCATTGACTTGAGAACAATCCCATACCCAAAAGCAAAAGCCCGACGGTATCCATGAACAATGCAACATGAAGCCACGGATGCGCCATCAGATACCAGCTTTTTGCTGTCTTATCCAGCTTCTGAAAGACTTTTACATGTCGGTATAAAGATTTACATCTGAACAGCTTCACAAACTCGTACAGGGCTTGTATGATGATTAAGGTGTAGAATACGTGTTTCATGGTCAGTAGCTTTTATCTCCGTGCTTGTACGGACGAAGTTCATTGTATTTCATCTTATGCTCGATGTGCCAGAATATGTCGATGTTTCTGTCCCGACAGAAAGCGAATATCTCATTCAGGAGGATAAATGGTTCATTCCGGTAGAAGTTGTCGGTGACATAGGCACAGATTCGAAACATGGCCTCCGTGAAGCTCATATCGGAATAGTCTTCCGTATCACTTCCCTCGTAGTCGAAGCTATCCAAATCACACCCTCTCAGTCCGGCCAAATCCAACAGGCGAATACAGGCGTCGGCCAGTTCGTCCTCCACGCTGTCTTTGATTCCGTGTTTGAAAGCGTACATGAATTCCCCATCATCACGTTTCCTCTGTTTCATGTAATATTCAAAATTAGCCCGGTTAGCGTGCATTCCTTTCCGGTCTGCTTCCACAGCTTCCATAAGTTCGGATATGACCAGACAAAGGAAATGTTCGTCACTCAGGTTCTCGTCATGCCATCCGTGGGCTACTGCGCACTGGTAGGCCTTATCTCTTAATTTGTTTAAGTTCATAATGATTTTGATTTTAATAACTCATATATTTATCACTCTGTTATTTAGATTGATTCAACTTAGATTCGTGATATAATTAAGAAAGTTTTTTATAATAGACTGATTATCAATATTGTATAATGAGTGTCCTTTTTTATTTGAAAGCTGATTTGTAGTTTCGCAGAAGCAGAAGCCAATTTCGCTTTTCGGGTGAAGTGTACCATGTCGGTAGACTGATATAATCGGAGGCGAGATTAATTATGAATTTCAAAAATTTACTCATGAAAGCTTCTGTAAAGGTATTTTACTTTATGTATCAGGAACAACTTAACGGTTATCCAATAATTAAGCTATTGAAAGATTTGTACGACCTCATTTCATACTTGATTGAATAATAAGAATCCTATTTTCCAAAGATTCTTATTGATTTTAATTGGTTGAAAATAAAATACCCGATAACCGCCACAAAGCAGTTACCGGGTATTCACAAAGCACTGACAAGGGTTGTCAGTAAGTTATTTGGCATGGTTTTTGCTATTTCTTTAAAGTGATTTTTAATCTCATTTATTATGGAAATAGTTTATATTTTAAGAAGAATTGAAGACGAGGGACATTCCTATTTGTCTAATAAAACTTTTAATTTTGTAAAGCAAAAAAACAATATGGCGTCAACCCTTAAGGTTTCCGATGTGATGGAATTTAAATCAGAACAAGATGCTGAAAGCTATTTAGCATCACGCAGTAATCTACGTGGATTAATTGAAGTAGTCAAAGTTATTAAACGCTAACATTTTTCAGGTCATCTTCCCTTAATGAGATGACCTGAAACTCCCAAAAACTAAGTTTCCCTTTCACATTCATAATCGGCTTATCAAACAGAACCGCGTCTTTCAACACCCAGTTCCAGCAACCTTGCTCTGCCCATACTGAAGGATGGTTTTGTACGCAATCGGATATAACCACGCTGCCGATGATAGCACCACGAGGTAACTTGTTGCAGTCTACACCTGCTAATTCTGAAGGATGAACTAGAATTTGTACTCTTTGCTCACTGTTCATTATCCAACCTACTCCCTTACTGTTGCTTGCATGAATAAGCACCCTTTGGCCGATGTATTTCTGAGGACACTTCCAAGTCCGGTTCTCGATGTCTTTGATACCGTGAGCGATTAAGCTTGCCCACGGTTGTTTGATGGATATTGCTTTCATACTTTTGCTTTTTATAATAATACTATTTATATTTGCGCCAGCATCTGTGACTGAAAATGGCAAGGTTTTAATATTCAGGTTCGAGTCCTGTCAGATGTTAGGTAATATTGCCGCATAACCTTAAAATATGAATCAAAATGATTTCATTTATATTCTTTAATTTAATCTTAGCAATATGCATTAATATTTTTTCTGCATGGTTATATGATTCTATCAAAGAAAAGCGTTATCAAAATGCAATATTACTGATTATTATAGAGGACTGCAATTCGCAGTCCTCTTTTTTATACTCACCTTATCCCAGCAGCCACCACATGACTGCCAGGAACAGGTAATACAATTTCGTTTTCATTGATTATTTCTCCTTCTTTCAACTAATAATTCTAACCGTTTCTCACACTCCGCACATTCGAATTTCTTGCGCTCCAGTTTCTCCCGGAACTTAACCAGTTCTTCGTCCGTATTCTCATCAAAGAACATGTTGTTCTGACGGTTGTGCTCGATGTACTCATTCATCTTGCGTTCTGCTTTTGTTATCTGTGCTTTGGCCGAAATCAGCTTAGACAGGCAAGAACTCACTTCAAGCGACTCTCCTGAACGCTTGTCGTAGAAGTACAGGCTTGTAGATACAATCTGTTTGGGGTATTGGCACTGTAATTTCGCCATCCTCCATCTGATTACCCATTGGTACCGGAAATACATCTCACGGGGAAGATTGTAGTGATATAAGCTTACTTGTTTTTCTGCATATCCGTAGTAAATAGTTACTTCAACCCATTGCTCAATCTTCAGTTCCCTTTCAGCTTTGGCATAATCCTTAGCCATCTGGAACCAGTCATCCATACTTTCTTGCTTTCCCATGGCTTAAAATAGCTTCTGTTGTACAATAATTCCTTCAGGTGTTTTAATCTCTCCAAGGCATTCTTTCCGAAACCTTTTCTCTTGTTCATCAAAATATTCCTTATCTATCTCGGTTCCATAAAAATCGAACCCCATCCGATAAGCTGCGATTCTGGAACTTCCACTGCCGAGGTGCGTGTCCAGTATTTTGTCACCAGGTTTAGCAAATTTTTCAAGAATCCATTGATAAAGTTTGATAGGTTTCTGGGTAGGATGGATTTTTGATTCTTTATTGTTACCTCCGCGACTTGAAAGATGAATGATAGATGCCGGACAATCAAAAGAAGTCCAAGCAAGTTCAAACTGGGAAAAATTCTTCCAAGGCTGCATTTTATCCCAACACAATATCCCGCGTGTAGGTGGTAGAGAAAAATAGTTGCCTCCCCATATCACTTGATTACGGCTTATTTTGAATAGTTCTTCGAAATACTCTTTTGAGGGAGGATGACAATCCCAATCGCATTGCATAGTATTCAATGCCCGGTTTTTAAGTTTTCCAGCTCCTTGATTAAAGCGTTTCCTTTTCAGCCTTTGAGCTATACTTTCACCATTGTATCCTCCATGTCTACGGTTCATGTTGCTACCCATTGACATGTTCGGGGCATTTATTCCGTATGGAGGGTCGATCACTGCTAGCTCAAAGAACTTATCTGGTATGTTCCGCATGTATTCCATGCAGTCCATGTTATGTACTTCACTAACCATTTTATGCAACCTTTCGTTTTCTGATAATCTCCTTACAGATAGCCTCACAAAGCACACGGGCCATATTCACCTCAACGGCATTACCGATAAACTTCTTCTGGTCTGACTGGGGACCAATCAATACATAGTCTTCAGGAAAACCCATTATCTTTTTCAGTTCTGCTATCCGAAGCATACGCATCTTGATGTCAATGATACCATAAAGAACCATAAACTCCTTTATCTTGATTGTCATCGGACTGTCCACGGGTGTGACCTGTATACCGATACCTCCTTCAACTTCTACAAGATAAGGCGGCATTTTATCCATCCGTGCTATCAATGTGAAACAAGGGTTGTTCACAGAACCTCCGGCACTGGCAAACTGCGGATTCATAAGGTAATGCCATTTACGGTTGGCCGTGATTGTTTGTGACGGCTGTTCTATACTGCTTCCTACATTTGAGAAAGCTGTGTTCATTATCCACGGTTTGCAGCTTACCACATTGAACTTAGGAACCGTGGTTACTGTACCAACCGGTTGCTCAATGGATGTCGGTTTTCCGGTACCGTATTGGTTGTCTATGAAAACAGAATTTACCAATGCCAACCTATCTTTTGTTGTTACCGTAGGGGCTGGAAGTTCTACAGAATGGTTATGACCATTCCCGTAATAGGCTGAGACGAAAGCGTGGTGGTCTTTACAGGTGATAGTTCCGGCAGGGCTTTCCACAGATATGTTCTTGCTATCCGGCTGGCCGCTGAATTGCTTGGAGAGGAAGTTTACCTTTGCCAATGCAAGCCGTCCTTGTGTTGCCACAACCGGGCATGGTTCGTCAACGCTCGGTGCCTGGTATTTCCCCGTCCGACTCATAGAGTTATACTTTACAATAAAAGCCTCTTTACCTCCAGCCACGAACTTAATCAGTCCGGCATAGATGCGTTCAAGAGTTTTCTCGGCCAGCGGCTTCTTCCTGCAGAATATACTATCTCCTTCGTCTGAGAAGTCCAGCACTTCCTTGACCGGCTTCCACTTTTCCAATCGTCCGAACATATCGTTTTTTCCATACTTACAGTGAGTAGGTTCTGGAAATACAATCGGAAGGCCACGCTTGGCGAAAATACCGAAGAACCGCTTGCGAGTGGTGTATGCCCCATAATCGGCAGCGTTAAGAATGCGCCAGTCAAAATCGTAACCATATTTCCTGACGTTGCGTTTCCACTTCTCATAGCATCGTCCTTTGTCCTTGCTGATGGGGTGCCCTTTTTCATCCATATCGCCCCATGACATGAACTCCTCAACGTTCTCTATCTGGATGTAGTCTGGATCAATAGCCTCGATATATCGGAAAAGATGCTCAGCCAGCGTCCTGCTGTCGGCATCCCGTGGCTGCCCACCTTTGGCCTTACTGAAATTCGTACATTCAAGGCTGGCCCATAATACAACCAGTGCATCCGGATAAATCTTCTTCATTCGTTCTACATGGGCCACCAAAGGAGACAGTTCCAATGTTCTGATGTCCTCCGTGAAGTGGAGCGCATCCGGGTGATTGGCCGCATGGCTGGCGATAGCGTTTGCGTCGTGGTTTACACAAGCGACAACTTTAGCGCACTGTTCATCTGCGTAGCGTGCGTTTTCTACTCCGGTACTGGTTCCCCCGGCACCGCAGAAAAGGTCTATATAGAGTAACTTTATCATATCAGTTCCATTTTTGAGGCCGGTTGTTGATTCTTTCTAAGTATGCGGCTATCTTCTTTTCCGCATCCTCGCCGTTGCGGACGAAAATTCTCGTCCGTGTCTTGTCGCCTGGGATAGCTACATACTTTCCATGTTTCTCCAGTTCCCGATGCTGGGCGATTTTCAGTTCGGTTCCAGAAGGGTTCTTCTCCAAATCCACTTTACGTGGAAGCATTGGGTCATTTTCCGTTATCATTTTGCAAGATATTTGTTGATTATGTTACTCACTACAAGTCCAGCTTCATCACACATCCCGGCAAAGTTGTCAGACAATGAAGCGTTTTTCTCTTCATCCGGTATTCGTACTATGCTTCTCAGTTCTTTCAGAACGCGCTTTACCTGAAAAACTACCTGAGCATCTATTCCGTTTGATTCAAGTTCAGACTGGAACTCCAGTGCCGCACCCTCAAGTAAGTCTGAGTAGATGAACAGCTTGTGCATCTTGCGAAGCATTTCTACCTTGAACTCCGGGGTATAGTCCTGAAGAAGTTCTCCCAAGGAATGCGGTTCCAGCTCTCTTTCAAGGGAGTCAATCTTGTTCTTGATTTTCTGTGCTTTGGCAAAGTTCATGGATGAAATCAAGGCGATATACTTCTTTCTCAGTTCATTGAGCTTTCTTTCTGATTCTTGTCTTGTCATTTCTCTACTTTTCTGATGATTAAATACTTTGGCTCACCCTTGCGGAGATTGCTTAATGTCTCTTCGTCAACCTCTGCCTCTGTGAGTCCGTTCACGTTCATGTATTGTGGAAGACGGTATTTCTCACGTAGTCTCCTGATCAGGTTCCAGTCACGAGTTACCCAGTTGATTGTGATTTTCATATCATTTTCTCAGGCTTTCACCGCTGAAGAGGACGGTTTTCGTTATCGCCCTAAGCCGGTCAATGGTTCTTTCCCCATATTTCTCTCTCAGCTCGTCTATCGTGAGGTTGGTGGTCAGGATGAGAAGCTTTCCTTTCTTCTCGGCTTCGTCTGCCAGCTCAGCGAATGCAAGCCTTTTTTCGCCGTATTTGACGCTAAGATTCTCTGTCCCTATATCGTCAACGTAGATGATGTGTTTTTGCTTCACGGCGTCCAAATCTGCATTCATCTGCTGTGCATCGTAGCAGCTTACCACCTTGCGGCAGTAATGGTTAAGAACCAAAGGAAGAATCTTTCCGCAGATAAGGGTCTTTCCGCGTCCGCAATTGCCGAAACACAAAAGTCCGCGACCTTCATTGCCGGCCAGCCAGCCTGCCACTTCTTCGTACTCAGGAAGCCATCTGGCATTTTCTCCAGTGAAGTACCTGATACCGGCCCAGAGAACTCTTTTGGCATCCGGAACGGTTACCTGTACGACGTTAGGAATAGGGGAGAAGCCCGTATCTTTGAGCCGTTCGATTGTCTGTTGAAAGTTTATCTGTTCCATGTTTACCAGCCTTTCTTGTATTTTTCCGGTGAATTATCCTTCAGAACTATGCCCACATCTGTTTTTGAAGGCACTTTCTCACGACTGGCCCAGGTTGCCAGCCGTCTTGGAAGCTCCCAGGTCTTTTCCAGTTCATAGCGCATCTTGGTTTCTGACTTGTTAAGCTCGCTCCAGTAATTGAAGAAAGCCCGAATCATTTCTTTCGGGTACTGGCCGACATAAGGGACTAACGACTGGTAGAAGGATTCTTTCCGGGAGAGAGTAGCGGCTTTAGCCGCGTCTTTCTTTGCTACTACGTTAGTAGTAGTTTCTTTAATAATATTCTTCTCCTTTATTTGCTTTGTGTCACCCGTGTGTCGCTTTTCTGGCTCTTTTGCATGGTGTGTCACCTGCTGTGTCGCCACTTGTGTCATTAGCTGTGTCACTTGCATTCGTAAATTATTGATTTCCTGAATGATATTTGTGTCACTCATTGTGTCATTGCTTGTGTCAGACTCTGAGCCATTATACTCATTGTACTTTACCAAGGTTATTACATTCATTCCTTGTTCTTTGGAAAGAGTTATCATGTTCTCTCTTCTCAGAAAGGTAAGAAACGTCCGTACTTTCCTCTCAGACCATTTCCAACGCTTTGATAAGAATCTTATGGATGCAGGATATTGTCCTCTTGTATAAGAGACTTCTCGACCTCCGATACTCTCCATACGGGGCGTTGCCTCAAATCGTGCTGACTGAATCAAGTCAAGCCACGCTTCGCAACTGCTAAAAGTCCGGGCTTCATTCCACATATCATTCGAGAAGAACTTGCGGCTTAGTTTTATATATCCTTCCATAATCTTAGAATCTTACGTTAGTCAACTGTCTGCTATTGGAGTACACGGCCCATTTACCGTTTCCGCTATCCACCAGGCGTAAATCCTTGACTTCGCCAAATCGTTTCAGATTCCCGCAAAGGTCAACGATCCAGCCAGCCTCCTTGTTAGGATGCGGACGGATGGCACGACCGACTATCTGATACCAAAGAGCCAGCGACATTGTCGGACGGGCCATGACAATCGTATCTAGTTCAGGATAGTCAAATCCGGTAGTAAGTACACCTACGTTGGCCACAACGGGTATCTCTCCGGCCTTGAACGCTTCAAGGATATGTTCGCGTTCCTTCTTCGGTGTTTCTCCTGAAACGATTGCTGTTCCGGGAATGGAATAGGTAAGGCGTTCTGCTTCCTTCAAAAAACGGGTGAAAACCAATATACCTTTTCGTTTTACACCGCTCTTGGGATTCATAAGCCTTTGGACGATGCTCACCAGAAACCCGTAGAAGTCGATACGCTCATACTCTTTCACTACAGACTTGTCCGTGTAGTCGGCTCCGGTCGTGTTCACCTTCAGGTTAAGTTCGTTCCATCCCAAAGGATTCATCGGATAATAGTTCAGCTTCGAAAGATACCCCATATCCAATAGAGTAGAGATTTGAACCTGATAGATTACCTCAGAGAACACGCACGGGCGTGTGCGTGTGATGAACTTCAACATGCTGCCGAAATCCCTGCTTGATGAAAGACGGTAGGGCGTAGCCGTCAATCCAAGGACTTTACATTTCAGCATCGAAAGAAATCTCTTGTACATTCCGTCTTTCGGATTAACCAGATGGCACTCGTCGATAATGATATTCTGAAAATGCTGGAAAAGTTCCGGATGGTTGACTACGCTTCCGATAGTGGCGAAAGTTATTCTTGAAATCTCCTTTCGCCCGAATGAGGCAGAGTAGATGGAACAATCCAGAACACCATACGAACAGAGCTTCAGATAGTTCTGTTCTAGTATCTCCTTACTGGGCTGAAATACTAGCGTGTGCCCTTCAAGACGGCTGGCGATGTCGGCTATCACAAGACTCTTGCCGGCTCCGGTAGGCAGTACCATGATGGCATTGTTCTTCTTGGCCCTGTTAGCAAAGAAGCTGACTGCAGCATTACTGGCCTTCTGCTGGTAATCCCGTAAAACATAACTCATAATCCTTTCTCCTTACTCAGTTTGTCTCCCAAAGCCTTGTAATACTTGGTGAGTTCTATTAATTCAAAATCAGTCCATTTCTTCGCCTGGCTTGCTCTCCATGCCAGCTTGTCGAAGCGTTGCTGACCGATTTTTGATTTCAAGTTTTTCTCGTAATGTATCAGATGGTCTGCGCTGAAACGGTTGCACGCCCGGCACTCTGCGTGGGCATTGTCCTCGTCAAAGCGTGTAGCCATGTGGCGGCGCGAATGGAAGTGTCCGCAATCTGCCTGTTCGTATGGCTTTATCTGGGCGCATGAGATACAACGGAAATACCCGTTCGGCATACAATCACGAAGCCGGATATAGCGGCTGAAAACTTTGTCGAGTTTGGCCACTAAATCCGGCTTCTTTTTAATCTTGATACCTGCCTTATCGAATAACGGCAAAGGCTTTTCTTTCTTCTTTTTAGGTTTCTTGATGTAATACGGCATTATTTGAATCCCCATTCTTTTATGTAATCAATATTCTTTGGAAATCCATCTACTCGTTGAGGACTTAAAAATATCTTTTCACTTTTTAATGGAGTGCCTCCCCATACAGTAGCAGGACATTCTTCATATTCTTCTTTAGAAACTTCACTTACATTAAAATTGGGTTGGAAACCATATCCCATTACGCTTTCCCCTAAGTAAGTACCAAACTTCTTCAAAGCCCATTGAAATGCGATTTCCTTACTGAACAATCCATTTTTAGAAAGGACTGCTGCATATATTCTATGCATATAGTATCCAGTTTCAGTTAAATCAGGTCTGCAACGGATACAGAAATAGGAAATATTACACAAAACCTCTTTCACAAACGCTTCATGCTTCTTGCATTCTTCTTCTGTAAGAAACTCTTTTCCATCATTAGCGATGTAAACGACTTGAGTTACTTTTTTTGTTTCCATATTCTTTATTTTTGAGATTATTTGTGGACGCAACGGGAATCGAACCCGCCCAACCATCACGGTTTTACTTGCTCATATATTAGCTAATTCAATGGGACAAGTGTATGGAGATATTGCGCAATTACTCCATACTAAAGCACGTCCTGTGCTTGCGCCCGTATGCCCGTCTTTCCGGGCGTTTATTCATGCTATTTCGTTATTTTTAAAAACTCAGGGGCAATTCCATAAAGTGGTGTACGGCCATCCCATTTATCTATGAATTGCTTATAGAGTATTTCTTTAGTCAACCCACGTGATTGAATGATAGCCTGTTCTGTTTTTAATTGCTCCAATTCGTTGCGTTTCTTCTGCTCTGCAATCTGCTGGTCTAATACAGATATATTGGTATTCACCTCATTACGACTATCAATCTTCTCACGCACAGCCTTTGAAAATTCAAGCTGTGCAGAAAAAGTCAGCAATTGAAGCCCTCTTTTCTCAAATTCTTTATCCACAATCTGCTCCAACCGCTTTTCAAAAAGAAGAGAACCACCGTCAGCCATTAAACTGTCTGTCTTGTGCTTACGGCTTTCTTCTTTGATTAAATCATAAATACGAGGTTCAAGTATATTATCTTCAAGGCTTTGCATAAACCCGTCTTTTCCTGATTCTGTATCAGCTTTATCTATATGTTTGTTATCGAATACAACATCTATAGCTCTATTCTTGATAACTTTATAAGAATAAGTAGGACGTGCGTTAAATTCAGTGTTATCAGCAGCCTTCAATGTGACAGGTTCAGCAAATTCCCCTCTTTGGTCAAACAATGGAACTTGAAACAATTCAGTGCCCCATTCCCAAGTGGAAACTTTACCGGACACTACCTTAAAATCCTCTTTTCCTTGCTTCCCATAGTTCTCCATTAGAACACCGGCATAATTAGGGGCTACTCTTTCGCATGAAGCAAATACCACTAAGGTCATACAGACCAACATTAGATTAATCAATCTTTTCATTCTTCAAATTTTTAATTAGTTTATAAACGAAATAAATCACTGTGGCTGATATTATTACCACGCCCAGCCAAGCGTTGAGGTGATTGAATATTCTGTTTCCGATAGATACTCCGACTACCAGAAACAGAATTAAATAAATTTGCTTTCTCATTGTTACACCTCAATGATTACGATGTCAGGTGCAACACCTTTGATTGCTTCAACCTGTTCGTCAATCACCTTATTCTTGTATTCTTCAATGGCCTCATTCGCACCGGCAGAAACCAAAGAAAGGGAAACTTCCCGCCCATCCACATCGGCGTAGATTTCAACTTCGATTTCTTCACAGGCAAAACCTTTGAAAAGAGGGATATTCAGTTTGAACGATTTTGGCAGATTGGAATCAACCACTTGAGAATAGTTATCCGTCTTGTTCCCGTTTTCCTCTTTGCTACGTTCTATATCCTGATTCACTTTCGCCTTGAAGTTCTTCAAAGTGGAAACCAGCATCATGTTCTCAGACTTATCCTTGAAGAAGGCACGGTGCATCTTGAAGAACTGGGACAATTTGATAGGTTCCCATTTCCTTTCCGCATTGATACCGAACTCCTGCATTTCCTTTGAAGCCTGTAAAACTCCACTAATTACTGTCTGGTAATAATTGGTTTCATCAATAGTCAAAGCCAGACACATCTTATCACGGTTCACAATGATATTGGCCGATTTCTGATTAATCAGTTCGACACGCTTTTCCAGCCATCTGAAGGGTGCTTCTATCGTTCCATTGATAACTACTCTCTCCGGTTCTTTCGGGTCAAGGGCTACGGATGCTTTACCTTCTCTCAATACTACTTCGATGGGGGTACCATTGTACTCTTTCGGTACTACCAAATTGATTTTGTTTTCACTCATGATTCTGTTCCAGTTTTACGGTTAATACTAAATACTGTCTTCTGCATTTCTTGTGGCATGATTGGGCGGCTATAAACCAGTTCACCTAACTTGTTGTAGAATCCTACCATCTTTTCTTTATGGTATAGGAATTTTGCACATTCTTCATTCTCGACGAACTCCGAACCTCTTTTGATGTGGTCCAAAAGTTCCTGTTTTTCTTCATTCAAAGGCTTTAGGCGTTCTTTGAAACTCTCCATAGCCTCTTTCTTCTCCATCTCGACATCGTTGATGGTGATTGATACCTCGGCCAAAGTCTCTTTCTTCTGAGCCAGTTCTTCGGGGGTGAATCGGTGAGTATATCCGATTTTCTCTACCGCATCGGCGTTGTCCTGAAGGAACTGCCATCGTTCCTGTTCAGGGATGTCTTGTCCTAAAAATTTGTCCATAATTATTCTTTTTGATTATTGTAAAATCCATTCATGAACAGATTTATTTCATTCTGTAATCTATTCATTAAATCTCGAATCATTTTACCTTTAGTAAATTCATTGTACTCTTTGAACTTCATAGAAGGGGAAACAATAGTAAAGTGAAACTGCGCCCCCTTCTCTCCATAACTGCTTAAATCTTTACATACATCATTCTTGTTTTTCCCGTATTCTATTCTTGCTTCTTCAACCTCTTCAAGAGCTTTTTCATCAACTTTATATTCTTTCCATGTTTGCATGTCGCATATTGCTGTCGCTAATTTGTCTACGAAGAATGGAACTGCTTCTGTTTTTAATCTGTATTTTTTCATATAAATTCTTTATTACGCTCGATTTCTTGTTGTGCAAAAATTAGCATCTGTTGTTCGTTGGCCGAAGGCAGATAAATTCCGGCCACAGATGCGCTCCAGTTACGAAAGCGGTCAATGCTCAAAGTCATCTCACCTGTTGTCAGTTCTGCAGAACTTCGCAGATAGGTTACTTCCTTGCCTTTCTTGTTGACCGTCTTTCTCTCAAACAAATCACGGTTGCAAGTCCTTTTGTAGAAGTCTATCTTTGCTTCGTCAAGGCTGCAACCGTACTCACTGCCGAAATACCCTAAAAGCAGATGCAAATAGCTGTTCTGGGATAGCGTGCGGTTAGGAAGCTTCTTTCTCACTTCCACAACTGCACGCTCTTGGAACAGCTTGTTTACATAAGCCTTGAACTTGGGTATATCGTATTCATTCTTCAGATTGAATATGCTCATAGGCTAGAACGGTAAGTCATCTTTGGGATTTCCATTCGCATCTACATCAGGTGGAAATGCCTGTGCCATGGTTGGCGTTTGTGTCGGTGCCGGTTGCTGTGCTGGCACGGATGCTGGCTGGTGCATTGGCTGACGGCCTTCCAGTTTATAGCAGCGGATGGATACCATGCGTTTTAGTTGTCCGTCCTGATTTGTCCATTCCCGACCTTGAAGCGTAAAAGAAACCGTTATTACGTCACCGGTTCTGAACTGGTCAAGTTCGGCACATTTGTCACCACTTACTTCAAGAGGTAGAATGTTCTCGTACTGGCTTCGTTCACCTGTATAGGGGTCATAGGTTGTGGCATCAAGAATAAATTCACGTTTCACAAACGGGTTGCCACCGCTTTTGGATGGGATTTCTTGGGGCTGGCCAATATAGACCAGCCGTCCGGTTATTTGATTAGGCATAATATATAGATAGAAGATTTGACGAATTAACTCTAATATCCATCAGAATTTTTCGCCGTTCATTTGTTATCAATGCGTAGGCACAATCTCTAGTAAGATAGGTCAGAAGTCCATTCTGTTCACCTCTAAGCTCATAAATCCTTCCATTGTATTCAATTTCATCCATTTATCTAGTCTTCTGCAAAAATTTTCTTATCGGTTATCAAATCTCTGTTGTCATTCAAGAACCGGATAAAGTCCTCACAATGATTTATAAGGATAGGTATATCCCGTGCCGGTACGAAAGTGTAGCTTTCAGTATAGGTTGATTTGAAGTCCGTAATATTATACTCAAATGACCTTACATCACTTCCGTTCTGCATCAGACAGTATGGATAAACCATGTGCTGCCAGTGGTCTTTGAATTTACCTACATAATAACTCCCGGTAGTCTTGATGTCATGTACTGACATCGGCATCAGTTCATCTATATAACCATATAGAAGAACTCCTCCGAAGCATGTAGACAAAACAGCTTCAACCCGTTGCTGGGTCAAGGCCCCTTTGTAATAGTCTGCAAACTCACGGCAGATTGAGATAGGGAAATCGAACTGACGGCATTTATAGGTGGCTCTCAGTCCGACCAATGTCTGTCTGCCATCCTGCATGTCTGACAATAGTCTTTCTACCTGTACCTTGTCTGATTTCCGATTTTCAATCATACAGTCGACTACCTCATTGAAAGCCGTTCCCTTGTCGGCTGCTTCACTATCGAATGGGACACGGTTTATAGTGTCAATCAGGCTCTGAAACTGCTGCTGTCTGAACTCTTCGGGGGTATGTGGGGGATTCTCACTGAATCCCCAATACCTTTCCCAGATGGCATCACTTTTCAGATAGCTTGTAAAGGCATCCAAAAGTGTAGCATAGAACTTGAATTTAGGCTGCTTTGTCTGCATAAGTCTTTGTCTCTTTGTCGAATACCAGCCCGAGAGCTTTTACTTTTGCTGAAAACAGATTTCTGGCCATATTCAAGGAACTGCCTACATGCTCAAACTCATTAATTCTTGACGCAAACTCATTTGCAGAACTGGCATCAGTAATAAGTTCGATGTTCTCTTTGATTTCAGCTATGACCTTATCATATTTTGCAGCTTCTTCTTTCTTTACCTGCAACATGCTCAGGTAGGGCATGATTACCTTTGCAGTGATAAAGTCGTTCTTGGCAGTGGGATTTCCATTCTTGTCAAGAATTGTAGGCACCTGCATCAGTCCCGGCAAATTGCAGGTGTTTTTCCCGTCATTTCTTGATGTGGGGTCAAATGTGATTGTACGCTTCTGCACACCGTTCTCATTGCGCATTTCCAGATACCCCAGCAAATCAAGTTCCGTAACAATAGAGTTGTACGATTTTTCTCTTAAAGCAGGTATGAACACGGTGTCGTCACCTTCTTTCCGAGTGTCACGGTGGGCCACAAACACTACGTTCTTGTTCAGTGATGAAAGGGTTCGTGTCATCCATGAGAACTCAGCGTTGATACCTCCCCAGTCCTTGATTTGCGGCTGTCGTGTACCGCATTTGTAAGAAATGATGAAATCCATCATCTTTCCGATGGTGTCCACAACTATTGTCTGATAGGCCGAAAGGTCTTCCTGCAATACCTGTTGTACATCCTGCCATGAACTTACCTGTACGATGTCTATACCGTCCAGATGTGCCATATTTACACGTTTCACACCATTGTCAAAGTCGAGCAGCAGCGGTTTCGGTGCGCTCAATGCTACTGTTGTCTTACCCATACCTGCCTGACCGTAAATCATCATCTTAACGGTGGAAGGAATTACTAATTCATTGGATTTCTTAATCAAACTCATAACGCAATAGTTTTAAAGTAATATATTAATACATCAATTTTGCATGTTTCCATATAAAACCACCTGCATATTTTCTCTTTTTCTTTAAAGCATTACTTATCGAACCTTGATGGACACCCGTTTTCGCTGATGCCTCACACATACTAGTGAACCTATTGATAAATTCTCCTTCTAGGGTATATTGCTCTACCACCATTCGATGCCTGCTTTCAGAATTATCACGAGTTTCTACTATGCGCTTTATTCTAGTTCCATAATTATTGTTATACTTACTACTGCACCACTCCAAGTTTGATACCACATTGTTCATCTTATTTTCGTCTTTATGATTCACTTGTGGGAGATTTTGGGGATTCTCAAGAAATGCAGCAGCAACTAAACGGTGGACTTTATATGTTTTACTCTTATTATCGACAGATATATTTACTATCATATAACCATCTCGTCCTTTTCTCTGTTTCAGGACAGTTTCGCTAGAGTATTGGTTTACAACCTTCTCTCTTTTTAAAGACTTTATCCTTCCTATATTACTAGCTTGATAATATCCTTTGAGAAAAGGTATGTCTTTCCATATTTCATTATCTTCCATATCATTTTAATTTAGCCCATTTAATCACATCCCAGGCATTGCAGAACCACTTGCCGTTTTGCTTGTTGGTAGGTTTCTCTGCCCTGATAAGTCCTTTTCCTACCAACTCTCTCAAACGAGCCAGACCACCAACGATGTCGGCAGCGGTGTCGCGCCCAAACGTCTTGTCATTCAGGACGATTTTCAATACATCTTCATTTACCATAGATACCTCCTTATTTTAAGCAGATAATTGCCGAGAAACCCGGATACTCTGTGGCCGATACCCGGTACTTCACGTCCATTTTGTTTTTAAGTGTCCCGATCAAGCGGAGGTCACGATTGCGCCGTGATGCTTCCAGCTTGATTCCGTTGTGCCGTTTCTTGTCATAGGGAACCTTGTAGATGTCCCCTTTCTTCATTTCGTCAAAAAGACGTACTGTCTGGTAGTTTTCGTCTACTGTAATTTCTCTAACCATAGTTTAAGTATTTGATTGTTTGCTGGCAGAACGGGACTCGAACCCGTGACTTCCATGCTAACCCTTACATGGTGTTCTACCGCCTGAACTATCTGCCAATGAAAATGCCGGACTTTCATAGCCCGGCATCTACCCATTTTCAAACCATAAAAACTAATCTACTAAGCCAGCTAATGACTTAACCATGTTCTTGAAGTTGTCAAACTTCGATTCAATCTTTTTCTCTTCTTCCATGTAATACAGCATTGATTTTTTGTATTCTTCGGATTCTCGTTGCAGATTCTGTGTGTATGCCACGAGTTCATCATGCGTCATACCTTGTAATTCCTCATTTGTTTTCATGCCTATTCTTTTTAATGTTTTTTATTTCCGTTTCTATCTCCTTATCAAATAGCTCCCGTCTGTCCAGTTCCCGTGAGCGTGCCGTCAGAATGGCACTGATGTCCGCAAATTCATCACAGATGCTTTTTATTGTTTCTTGCAGCTCGTTCATTGTCCAGTCTGTTTGCGATTGAAAAACCAGTGATTATAAACCCGACAAATCCTATCCAGTACATAGCAGACAGGTCTTGATTGAAGTGCATTACCAGAACGGACAATGCACAGAGAAAAAGTAGTATTTTCATAACCGTGTGTATTAAATATTGCTCCCGTGGGCGTTCCGGTGGTTGCCTTACTGCTTATCAGAGGTCTGGTAAGCCACGGGTATATATAGTTCATGCTGGTGTCTAATCAGTGAAGATTGTCTTTGTAGCCGGCCTACGGCCACCTGCAATCGTATAAGTGTCTTTTTGTTTTCTGTGTGATTCGTATGCTGCGTTTGCTTAGTGCAGCCCTTTACTCATACTCTTTTCACACAGCCGTTATCGCTACTCAGTCGTCCGTTTCACGTCAGGCTTAACGGTAAGCCTAAATTTCCATCATGTCAAAGAACCAATCAAGTAGAACCCTGCCCGATTCTCGCTATCGGTTGCCGTTCAGTCCGTCAGCAGGGTAGGTGAGTTACCAGCGTGTCACTGCCATGCCTTGTGATAACTGAAGGTTGATGTAGTCCATGCCATCATCTTCAGGCAGGTTGTATTCTTCAAGAAGGGCTTCGTATTTGTCCACCTCTTCAGTAAGTGCTTTGATGTATTCTTGCTTGCTGTCAGCATTGAAAGCCCTGCGTAAAGTTTCTTCATCTGCGTTGTAGGCGAAGTTCAGGTCTTTGTGCAGCCCGTCAAGTTCTTCTTCGATTTCGTGGCGCGTCATAGTCATGCGATGTTTAAAAGGTTGTCAAATTTTATATTTCCATTGATAGCCACCAGCCGTTGTCGTTTTTCCGATACAGCAGCAATAGATGTTTGAAACACTTACACCTGTTCTTCGTGAGGCTTCATTCAAGCTCTTATATTCTGCTATAACTTCACCATCTATAATCTGCAAACATGCTTTTTGATTGTACATTGGTTTGCCATTTCTCAGCGTCTTGTGATAATGTTCTGTATTTTCGTGTGGTGTACACCATTCAAGATTTTCTAATCTATTATCCATTTTATCGCCATTGATATGATTGATATACTCTTTTCCTTTTACCTTTTGAAGAAATGCTTTTGCCACAATCCGGTGGACACTCTTTGTATAGCCAATTCCATTCTTATATATCGTTACCATGGCATAGCCATTTCCATTTTTTGATGGTGTAATTTCTTTGAATATTCTACCATCAGAAGAGACGAAATAATCTGTCTCTTCTTCATTGTTTGATTCGAGAACTATTCTTTTTATATCCATTATGCTATGTTCAATAAGTTGGCTTTTTTAAATGATCGCCAAGATTGTTTTTCGGTATCAAAGTATATTGCTACTGTGTCATTCTTCTTTCTGCTTTCACCTGATGTGGCTGGTATCAGATTTTCTTTCAGTGTGCCGTAGGCTTCACGAACAGAACCATCTACCTTTTTGAAGTAGAACTTTACGATTCTTTGCTTCATGGCAGCTTTCAGCTTCATGTTTGCCCAAGCGCATTTCATCGCTTCACTCATAGAGAAACCGTTTCTCTTTACCAACTGCCATGCAAGGCTCATAATCTCGTGTAATAAATTCTTTTTCATAATCGTGTGAGGGTTAGTTGTTTTTTACTATATTTGTTTCGTATCTAAGTTTCGATATGCAAATGTACTTTATAATTCTAAAGTATCAAATAAATAGCTTTAGAATTGTAAAGTACATAACATTATTTAACTATCAGGTTTCTTAATACATTATTATATGAAGAAAGATAATTGGGCGTTAGGATTAGGTATAGCCTCAATAGTGACAAGTTTTATATCTATAATGCTATGGCTATGTAAATATGAACCTATAACATGGACTTTGCTGGATACTATAATGACCATGCTTTCTTTAATAGTGGCGATTATCTCCGTCCTTTTTGCATTTAATATGTTTGGCCTGAGAAAGGAGCTTAAAAATGAGATAGATGAAAAATTGAAGGAGATAAGCGACAATCATGTAATTCATACTGCTAAAACCATGATGTACATGGAAATGCGTTTGTTGCATTTAGCAACCGAATTGAGTAAAATTGACGATATAAGACAGTCTATTTACATGATGCTTGATACAACAGAAAAAACTAAAAATAAGAAAGATGTGGATTATATTATTAACCAGTTAAGAGAGCTTGAAAAACGTTATGGAGACAGATTGTTCGATGATACATTCAAAGGGAAACTAAGGATTAGACTGGAGAAAGTTACCTCTTTCTCTGACAGTGCTCTTCTCTTCCTTCAAAATTTCAAGGTATGATTCTTTTGCGTGGTCGATGATTTTATCCGACTCTTCAAAAGGATTCCTAGGTCCTTGAGGTTCTTGATGATGCATAGGTTTGATACACAAAATCTTTAAATCATCATAAGACGACATAGAAGTCTTAGAGTCTTTAGAATCATTAGTACTCTTTGAATCCTTAGAAAACATAGAATACTTATCCATGCCAAGCAATGGGAGTAATACTTTTGTCCAAACAAGTATCACAGTCACGCATATAAGTATAAACAAGAGTAATAGCAGAACTTTAAACATAAAAGAACAATAACCATAGTAAAAACACCCACAATAGGTACGAGCTATCATGGGTGTATATATTAAACCTCCTCGGAGGAATGTTTAACCAACTTGTTCCTTTAACACCTCGTACTTGTTACGGTACAAAAATACTTTATAATTCTAAAGTATCAAATACAAGCTTTAAAATTATGGGAATTATTGAAAGATTTTTTGAAAGTATTGAAAAAGCAGGAATTTCTTCTTACGAAATTGAAAAGAAATACGGAGTTAAATCTGCTCAATCTAAACTTTCACAATTAAAGGAAGGAAAGACTAAAAGTGGAAAAGAAAAAACTCTCCCATCTGATTTATTATCTGCTGTATGTTCTGCAAGAGAAGATATTAATCCAGATTATATTTTAACTGGTCGCGGAACTCCATTGCGTCAGCAACCTGAAGTTACTCAAATATTTCACCCAAAGAGCATAGAAAAAGCTGAAGAAGATGGATTGATAACCCTTTATGATGTTGAAGCTGCTGCAAACTTGAAATCCCTCTTCGATAACAAAGACCAGAATATCCTTGGACAAATCAATATTCCAAATATCCCTAAATGCGATGGAGCTGTTTATGTCAAAGGGGATTCCATGTATCCATTACTTAAATCTGGTGACATCGTAGCATATAAGGAGGTACCTTTAGAAATGAGTCATATTTTCTTTGGAGAAATGTACCTTGTGTCAATAGATCTGGATGGAGATGAATACTTAACTGTAAAATACGTCCAGCATTCAGAAAAAGGTGAAGACTGGATAAAACTGGTAAGTTACAATCAAAACCACCAACCCAAAGATTTTCCATTATCTTCTGTGAGAGCTATGGCTTTGGTAAAATTGAGTATTAGAATGAACACAATGAAATAATATGGGACTTTATTTTAGGAAAAGGGTGAAGATTCTTCCTGGAGTGCATTTAAACATAAGCAAAACAGGGACAAGTTGGTCTGTTGGTCCGCGTGGAGCTTCAGTGAATGTGGGTAAGAGAGGAGTTTATGTGAATACCGGGATACCAGGAACTGGTATATATTCTCGGACTAAAATATCGGGAGGTAGTAGTAACTATGATAGAGATAAACATTATGCTTCTAAGCGTGAACAAGAAAATGAAGCAATTAATAGCAATCCGTTGAGGTTCATTTTGACATTTCTGTTTTTACTGGCTGCATATTCCGGCGGATACCCGTTCAGCATTTCCGGTGATATCCGTTCAGTCCCC